CGTAAATAAAACAAAGCGCAAAAATATGATGTTCGCTAAGAAGAGTACTCCGGCAACAGTTGTGCCGGAACTGTCGTCGTCAACCACCCCCCTTCCCTGCTGGAGGACTTTCACGCGTAAGCAACGCACAACCCCAAAACGGAGCTTTGGCTCTGTGGGCGTTGAATATCGCGTCGGTAAAGTAGGATTGATACAGAAAGTCAAAGATTATGTGCATAAACAGTGGAATGGCACAGATCTTAGAAAACGCAGTAAGTATGCGGCCAGCAGACGGCTAACACCCCCCATGGGTTTTAGGAAAATGTTGCATCATAATATCAGAGATATCAACAAGATTCCTATGGCCTCCAACCATACCCATCCATCAGCCGCTTCCCTACGTACATCTGTAGCAGTGAAGCTTGAACAAATCATTGTCGCCGCTGGTTTAAAACCTTACAGCGTATCAATGTCTCATCGCGACAAATATGATGGATGTCGTTATTTCTTCATGCAAAAGGACCTCGATAAAACATTCAGGGATGATGTTGTTACTGATCAACACGTCATCATGATGATCGATGTGGACTATTACTGTGACATTAATCAATATCTGCAACTTGGGAACCCCGTGATGTTGTACACTTTTGTACCAACAGAGGCGGGAGGTCAGGCACTTGATGCCAGCTATACTATTGACAATAATGTTGTCACGTATAGCGTTCAAGGAGGTGCCACCTACCACCATGAATTGTGGGATTACCAAGGTGACAATGTGTGTGTCAAGGATAAGTATGGCAACACCATTGTTTATGTCATAGAACAACATGTCCTAGAAGAAGATCCCAATCGACGCATAGTTGGTTTTTATCCAATTGCGACGTATCCTCGCTATACTATACCATTTGAGATTAAGCGAGGTGTGCAACGCCTGAAACCAACGTATGGAGGCGTCAATTGCATCAAGAATGTCACCAGTAGCATGGTCTCGGTTTCAGTAGTCGGATCTACTAATGCGGTCACTATACCACAGTCAATATACGACGCGCTCGTCGTGCGACGTGGCCAGAGTAAGAATCCTGTGATCGCTGATGTGGAACGCATTCTGAATGCAGAGGGAATCGAGAAAGCCTTTTTAAAGGCACCAATACTATTCAAGCTACTGAGCAACGAAATTGGTGGTTGTGGAACCATTACATCTACAACAACGATTGGACAGGCGAGGAACTTCCAAACATTGTTCCCCCTAGTTCATGAGGATGGAAAACCCGTGGGTCGTAGTGTCGCCCCACCCTTGGTCACTGACCCAGCATTTGTGCCATCGAAATCATACAACAACGATGTAGCAACAATTACTGGTAGAATTGATAAGATCAGAAATGATAAGACCACCCCTGCTGATTGGAAGACCTACGATGCGGAACTAGCAGAATTCATTGTTCCGAAAGAACTCGCCGCAACTGGAACCCCATATACATATGAACACGTTATGGAGCTACAGAACAAACCTGCGCAGCGAGGTCGTAGTGAGCAGATAAAATCTACTGTTGCGTTAGAGTGTCTCAACAAGGTTAAGGCTTTTATTAAAGCTGAGCCTTATGGATCCATCACAGACCCTCGAAACATCAGCACAGTTGACCCCTCACACCAATTAAGCTACAGTTGCTTCACTCTTCCGTTCAAAGAGGACTGTCTTAAAGGTAAGCCATGGTTTGCGTCGTCTATGACACCAACAGAGTTGACCAACCGTGTGCGTGAGGTTTGCCAGTATCAACATGGCGTCATAGTCTCGGATTATTCCAGGCTTGACGGCCACATTTCAGCAAGTGACAAACAATTCAAGGAACACGTTTACCAACGGTGGAATAGTTATTCACATCGTGCCGCATTGTCAAAAATACTAGCGGCCGACCGTAACCCGAAGGGGGTTACAGCGCAAGGTCACAAGTATGACCCAGGCTTTTCACAATTGAGCGGATCACCAGGAACTACTAACGATAATAATCTGGTGACGCTTCGACATGATTACATTGCACTAAGATTACTCGGCAATGAACCTGAGATGGCATGGCAATTGGTCAATCAATGGGTGCTAGGCGCATCTGATGACCGTATACGAGCCG